GTCGAAGATGAAATTAAAACCGCGATGAAAGGCATAGAGTACGCAGATGACTGATAAGTTATTTGTGCCTGATCACGTTGCAGAAGCTGCGCAGAAGGCAATAAGAAAAAACACGCCAATGCCTAAACCGATTGAAAATGCTTTCGGTAAAGGGGCGGAAAACAAAAACGAAGTTGATCCATCAGAAATGGATACTTCGGCAATCGAAAGACTACCGCAGCCGACAGGCTACCGTCTTCTGATCATTCCATACTACCCAGCACAGCAAACCAAAGGTGGATTATACGTTCCTGATCAGGTTCGTGACCGTGAAGCCTTTGCAACTGTTGCTGCATATGTTGTTCGGCTTGGCCCTGACGCATACAAAGACTCCCAAAAATTCCCAACAGGTCCTTGGTGTAATGAAAAGGATTGGGTTCTTATAGGAAGATATGCTGGAAATAGGTTCAAAGTGGAAGGTCTTGAGGTTCGTATCATAAATGACGATAATATTATCGCCACGATTCTTGACCCAAAAGACATTTCGTATGTATAATGTGACGGAGAACAGGACAAATGGCTATGGCTGAAGACATTAGAGAAGACGACGAGTTCGAGGGTAATACATCAGTTGATCTTGATGATGATCAAGTTGTTGATGATGACGACTCTTCTGACGTAACCCGAACAAATGTTCGAAAAGCATCTTCTGGCGACGAAGAACTAGAAAACTATAGCGAATCAGTTCAGCGTCGAATTAACCAATTAACCGCAAAACGTAAGCAAGCAGCCGAGGAAGCTCATGCTGCTTATCAATATGCGCAACAAATGCAGCAAGAAAACGAACAAATGCGTCAGCAATTGAGTCGTGTTAGTGCTGGATACAACACAGAAGCTGAAGGCCGACTGAAGGCTCAAGAAGAGCAAGCGAAACGCGCTTTAGCAGAGGGCATGGAATCAGGTGACTATGAAAAGGTCGCAAATGCCCAAGAAGCTATTTCCAAGATTGCTATCGCAAAAGAGCGCGTTCGTGTTCAAAAAGCAAAACTTGCTCGTGATCAGCAAGCGCAACAAGCAAGATCGGAAGCGGCACAGCGTCAACAGCAGATGCCTCAACAGCAGCAGGCACCACAACGTGCGCCTGACCCCAAGCTAGAAAACTGGTTGTCAAAGAACCAGTGGTTTGGACAGGATCGTTTGATGACCCGTGCAGCGCAAGCGATTCACGAACAATTAGTATTAGAGGAAGATTACGATCCTACAAGCGACGATTACTACAAAGAAATCGACGCTCGTATGCGTAGAGAAATGCCTCATAAGTTTCAGGAGAAACGGTCCAACGCCCAGACTGTTGCTCCTGCGTCTGGAAACGGACGGTCTGTAAAGTCAGGGCGGAAAAAAGCGGTGGAACTTACCCCGGGTCAAGTGGCTTTTGCCAAGAAAATGCGTATCCCTTTAGAGCGTTACGCGAAAGAAGTAGCTCGTTTAGAGCAAACAAGGAGAGACTGATATGGCTGATCGGAGTTCACGAGAAGTACAATCTCGGGAGCGCTCAGAGCGCAAAATGGAATGGAATCCCGGTTCAGCACTAAGTGCTCCTGAACCCCCCATCGGTTATAAACACCGTTGGATTCGCGAATCTGTAATGGAATTCGACGATAAAACAAACGTTCATAAGAAACGGCAAGAAGGCTGGGACCTCGTTCGCGCCGAGGAGTATCCCGATTGGTTTGGACCTGTAGTAGACGAGGGACGAAACGCTGGCGTCATTGGCGTTGGTGGTCTTGTTCTCGCTCGCATCCCTGTCGAAATGGTTGAACAGCGGAATCGACACTATCAAGGTGTTACACAGCAGCAAATGGACGCAGTTGATCGTGACTGGATGCGTGAAAACAATCCAGCTATGCCAAAACTTGCGCCTCAACGTAAAACTTCTGTCTCTTTCGGCTCAGGTCGAAAAGGCGGATAATTTTGAAGGAAATTAGCTATGTCTAATCAAGACGCTTCTTTTGGCCTTCGTCCAGTTCGTACAAGCATTAGTTCGCAGCAGCAAAACCGCTACCGCATTGCTTCAGGCTACGCAACTGCTATTTACCAAGGCGACCTTGTTGCTATGGTAACTGGTGGTGGCATTGAGCGTGTTGCAGCAGGTGGTTCAGGTTTGATTCTGGGCGTATTTAATGGTTGCCAATACACGGACCCGACTTCAGGCAAACCAACTTGGTCAAACTACTACCCCGGTAGTGTTTCTGCCTCTGACATCATGGCGACAATCATTGACTCGCCAGATGCAACATTCGAAATTCAAGCTGACGCTGCATTCCCTGTAGCTGACTTGGCTGGCAATTTCGACATCGTAGACCAATCCCCAGTGGGCGATACCACATCTGGTACTTCTCGCATGGAATTGGCTGTCACAACTGGCGCAACAACTGCAACTCTGCCGTTGAAAGCCATCGACATTTCTCAAGACCCTGAGAACAGCGATGTTTCATCTGCGAACACAAACGTGATCGTGAAAATCAACAACCACCTATTCAGCGGTGGAACCGCTGGCTTGGCATAAGGAGATTGAGTTATGGCTATTTCACGCTCCCAACTCGTCAAAGAACTTGAGCCGGGCCTGAACGCTTTGTTCGGAATGGAGTATGACCGCTATGAAGGCGAGCATGCTGAAATCTTCGATACGGAAACATCTGACCGTGCATTCGAAGAAGAGGTTATGCTCGTCGGATTTGGAAATGCTCCAACAAAATCAGAGGGTTCTGGCGTTGAGTTCGACAATGCAAATGAAGCATACACTGCTCGTTACACACACGAAACAGTGGCACTTGCATTCGCATTGACTGAAGAAGCAATCGAAGACAACCTGTATGACCGTCTTGGTGCTCGCTACACGAAAGCGCTTGCGCGTTCTATGGCACACACCAAACAAGTCAAAGCAGCTTCTGTTCTAAACAATGCGTTTAACAGCAGCTACACAGGTGGTGATGGTAAAGAGCTTTGCGCGACTGACCACCCACTTGCAGGTGGCGGTACATTCCGCAACGAGCCGTCAACAGCAGCAGACTTGAACGAAACTTCGCTTGAGAATGCTTTGATTGACATCTCTACCTTCGTTGATGAACGCAACATGATCATTGCTCTTCGTGGCTCCAAGTTGATCATTCCTCCACAGTTGCAATTCGTTGCAGACCGTTTGTTGGAATCGACTCTTCGTGTTGGCACTGCAGACAATGACATCAACGCGATCCGCAACATGGGTATGGTTCCAGAGGGTTACACTGTTAACCACTTCTTGACAGACCCAGATGCGTTCTTCATCAAAACTGATGCTCCAAACGGCTTCAAACACTTTGAGCGCTCTCCAATGCGCACAAACATGGAAGCTGATTTTGACACAGGCAACATGCGCTTTAAGGCTCGTGAGCGTTATAGCTTCGGCTATTCCGACCCACGTTGCGTATTCGGTTCTCCCGGCGCATAAATTGTGCTACAGTGAGGTTATTACCTCCCTGTTGGACTTTGGGGCAGCTTCGGTTGCCCCTTTCTTTTTTCAGCACATGTGTTATTCTGCGTACATCCCTGACAGTCGCATGGTGCGGCTGACACTAGCCACGACAGGAGATTCACATGGCTAATACAACTTTTTCAGGTCCAGTTATTTCTAATAACGGATTCACATCTACAGGCATTGCATTCGCAAACCTTCCAACAGCTTCTGACAACACTGGTCGCATCATCTTTTGTTCTGACGCTCTGAAAGCAGCAGAGACAACAGGTAACGGTACTGGTAACTTGGTATTCTCTGATGGTTCAAACTGGATTCGTGTCGATACTGGTGCAACCGCTGCGGCATAAGGAGATTACTTATGGCTGGTCCAGTAAAGGCATATAATTGGGCGCAGGGCACTACTGCGGCTGTTGTTGGTGATTCGCGTTCGCGTATCCGTCAAATTGTAATTTACGCGGCTGCGGCTGGCGCATTTACAATTAAAAACGGTGGCGCGTCTGGTGAAACGCTAATTACGCAGACATTCCCAACAGGACTGCATCATCTAAACATCCCAGATGATGGTATTCTTGCTACGAGTGGTGCTTATGTAAGTGCGTTCACAGGTGCAAGCAACCAATTGACAATCTTTTTGTCCTAAGAGGTACAGATGGCTAATTTTCGTTCCATAACGCAAGTTGGAACATCTGAGCCATTTGAGCTACAGGTGGCCCGTGGTCAAATCACGGGTCATAAAACTGTTTTTAAGTTTGGTTACAACAACGATGTTGGGGACACAAAAGAAACCATCTGGGAACAAGGTGGTTTGTATTCCTACCCCCCATCCGCCACGGTAATGACTATATCAAGCAGTTCGGCTAACGACACTGCCGCAGGTACTGGTGCAAGAACGGTTGAAATTTTTGGCCTAGACGCTGATTACAACGAAATAAACGAAGTTGTCACGTTAAATGGGCAAACAGCAGTTAATACCACAAATTCTTACTTCCGTATAAATCGTGGCATTGTTCGCAGTGCAGGTAGTGGTGGCGCAAACGCTGGCACACTTTACGCAGGAACAGGCACAGTAACCACTGGAGTTCCAGCTAATATTTACCTGACCATAAATGGGGATGGTGATAATCAAACATTGATGGCTCTTTGGACAGTTCCCGCAGGATATACAGCGTTCCTTACAAAAATGTCTTTGTCCACAGGCACATCTACCAACACCAAAGCTATTTTAAATGCTAGTCTTGTTGCTAGACCCTATGGGGAAGTGTTTCAAATAAAGGAAAGATTTACCCTGACAGATGGCGCACACGAACAGTTTTATACTTTTCCATTAAGGTTCACAGAAAAAACAGACTTAGAGATGAGAGCATTTTCTTCTTCAAACTCTGTTAACTTTAATGTCTCCGCGTCAATGGAGTTTGTCTATATAGAAAACGAGGATTGGACATAATGGCTTCTAAAAAAGACAATCCCATACGCAAAACCACCGGCAAAGGCGGTAACTACCGTAAGACCAAATCTGGTGCAGGTATGACGAAAAAGGGCGTTGCTGCGTATCGCAAAGCAAATCCCGGATCAAAGCTGCAAACCGCAGTTACTGAAAAAAGCCCGTCGAAGTCTCGTGCGAAACGCCGTAAGTCATATTGCGCTCGTTCCGCTGGGCAAATGAAACAATTCCCTAAAGCAGCAAAAGACCCAAACAGCCGTTTGCGTCAAGCCAGAAAGCGGTGGAGATGTTGATGGCTGAGAAAACTGTACACGAAATTGAGCTAGAACTTGTTAAGTTTCAGGCCCAACAGGATCATCTTGTGAACAGTGTTGATAAATTGCAATCTGACATGAAAGAAATAAAGATTGCAGTTTTTCAAGCCAAGTGGATGATTGTTGGTGCAATTATCTTTGCTGGCCTTATGAGCAGCGAAACGGTTATGGAAATTTTACTAGGGATTGGTAAGTGATGGCTACAGGACGTTCTCAATCAGCCAAGCAGGTGACAAATCGCGGACTTTGGGATAATATTCATGCTAAGAGAAAGCGTATAAAGGCTGGTTCTGGCGAAAAAATGCGCAAACCCGGTTCAAAAGGCGCTCCAACGGCGAAAGCATTTAAGCAATCCGCCAAAAAGAGAAAGAAAAAATAGATGGCTGTATCAGGCTCAACAGACTTTGAATTAGATGTAGCTGACTACATCGAAGAGGCTTTTGAGCGTTGTGGCTTAGAAGTCCGCACAGGATATGACCTAAAGACCGCAAAACGGTCTATGAATCTTATGTTTGCTGACTGGGCTAACCGTGGCCTCAATCAGTGGACAATCGCCCAGCGCACAATAACTGTGACAGCAAGCGATGGTGATTATGATCTTGGTGCAGATGTGATCGACATTCTTTCGTTGGTAATCCGTCGCAGCGGAACAGATTATGCTTTGGATCGTGTCAGCCGCGATGAATACCTAAATATCCCTACGAAAACCACTACAGGTCGTCCATCACAGTATTTTGTTGATCGTCAAATCACACCTGTCCTAAAATTGTGGCCTTTGCCTGATAACAGCACAGATGTCATCATTTATGACGCACTAACGCGAATGGACGACGCTGATACCTATACAAACACTGCGGCAGTGCCGTTTCGCTTTTACCCCGCGCTCGCGGCGGGTCTAGCGTACTATATTAGCGTAAAACGAGCACCTGACCGTATGCAGATGCTAAAGGCCATATATGAAGAAGAACTTAACAGAGCAATGGATGAGGATCGTGATCGTGCATCCTTCCGCGTTGCTCCAGATTTGAGGAATTATCGCTATGTCTAAGTATGCCACAGGTAAGTGGGCATATGGTATTTCTGACCGATCAGGCTTTCGCTATCGGTTGGTAGACATGCGCAAAGAATGGACTGGCGCACTTGTTGGCAAAGACGAGTGGGAAGCAAAGCATCCACAGTTAGAGCCATTACGGGCGGTTCCTGATCCGCAAGCATTGCGCAATCCTCGCCCCGATCCAGAAGCTGGTGCAGTTTCTGTGAGCGTGGGTGATAATATTTTTCCTCCCCCACAGAATAAGATGAACACCATCGGTTATGTGGGACAAGTTACGGTGGTGATCACATGAGCTTTACATATGACGAGCTAAAACAAGCCATTCAGGATTACACTGAAAACACAGAAACAACCTTTGTGAATAACCTTGATATATTCATCAAGAACGCAGAGGAACGTATTCTCAAGATTGCGCAGCTAGAGGTATTTCGCAAGAATCAAAGTGGTAATCTGACTGCAAGCAACCAATATCTTGCGTTGCCATCAGACTATCTTGCTCCATTTAGTCTTTCGATTACAAATGGCAGCAGCAAAGACTTCATTCTTTTTAAAGACGTAAACTTCGTACAATCTTTCAACCCGAATGCGGCAACGACTGGTGTCCCTCGCTATTACGCGCAGTTTGACATCGACAACTTCATTCTGGGACCGACACCTGATTCTAACTACGCTGTGGAACTGCACTATTTCTATCGCCCACTGTCTTTGACGGCTGGTGCAGGTGGTGCCACAACGTGGTTAAGCG